CCGGTTTACCGGGCTCCGGCCTTACGGGCCAGGGCGTTCTACTCGAGTAGGTAATTATATCTTCCGAGGAAGACAGGTAAATCACCCCACAACTGTGGATTACGCTTAGCACGGAATAGTTTCGTGTTAGCGCTCCCAGTGATTTGAATAGAACCTGCCAGTTTACGAAAAGCTGTAAGCTGCAACCACATAAGGAAACCCCCTATATGATCTAAGCCTTTCTTTCCGACGACCTCACGAAGCTCCTTACGGGGCTTATCGCCCGTGACTAACGATGTGTCACGTGTGAGATCCTGACCACCCCAATATTCTTCGGGGATGGCTGCCTTATACTTCGTGTGTATAGCCTCATAGCGGGGATCAATGATCCCTAATACACGGCTGGACCAGCTCGTCAGCTGATTCAAGGTCTTAATCAGGTCTATAAAGGTAAGTAGCGGGCCTTTCATATAGAAAGGCTTAACGTTAATACCTTCATGCCAATAAGCACCACAACTCTCCCTAAACGGTCCATCAACGAACGACTTTTCAGCGTTCACCGTAAAACCGACGCCCCGAAGGGCATGGAAAAGGTAGGGTGCCACGTCTGTTGGCACAATGATATCATCTCCGTAAACGGAGATCTTACCACGCAAGCCGGTGAGATAAGCGACACTCCGAGCAAGGCCATAGAATAACAGGCTTTCGAGCTCAAAAGTGAAGCCGTTCCCCATTGACGAGAACATCGACAAGGGCGTTTCCACCCCGTCTAAGTCGATCGTCAAGCATCTGCATGCATCAAGGTAATAGAACCAGTCCGGCGGCAAGAGCAGCCGAACCAACTCCAAAGTGACGCTATCAGACGCGGAGCTTAGATCTAGGGTCGCAAGCGACCCATCAATCGAGCCCACACGGGCAAGTTCCCCATTAATCGTCTGGTCATTTAAATTGATACCTACTCGTCTGAGCAGATATCGAATCTGATTACCAAATGACTTCTGGAAGAAGACATTAAAGTCAGGTTCCTTACAGGCAACCCGATCAATGTCCGAACTTTTTGGGACAGTGAAGAGGATAGAGCCGCCTACGAATCTGGGTTCCAATCCATTTTCGTATATATGACGGCCGTACGCGGAATGCTCCACTAGTGGAGCAAATACTTCCCACGCACGCCTAGTCGAGTCTGCTTTCTCGAGGAACTTAACGGCTGGATGGCCGTTCGAACGACGTTTACTTGTAGACGCCCCACCACTGTACATGGCATGAGCCATGTCCAATGAAGGAGTATCACCAAGGACGTCATGAACCACCTGTCGAGCTCGCTCAATTACGAGAGCGAGCGGAACCATTGCGACCTCATTTGCGGGGTCGTAAAGGTATTCACGGCTAAGAAGCCGTTCGCAGGTAACCCTGTTCCGTTCTTCCACGCCACGCCACTTTAGAATTGCGGCGTTGCGGCGGGCTAACGCGGATGCCTTGTCTGACTCACAGAATTTCGTGAGCCAATACTTGGTCATATAAGAAGCTTCTAGTGACCCGTCCTCTAAGAGGACATTTTGAAGGTCAATTTGAAACTCCTGCGTCAGCGCCGGAGGGAGACGAAGGTTGGCTTGTAACAATGCCGTCTGTCGCCTTTTTCTGGTCACGGGATATTTCTCCATTTCCATTAAACATCAACGAACATGCTGCCATAGTGGTCAGCATGGAGGCCGCAATCGAAATCACAGCCAACAGCGAAAGGACCCTGAACATCAGAGACCAACTTTCTGCCTAATGAAAGGCTTTAGCGGGTCAATAAATGCCCTGGAGCCCAACAACGGCGTCGTTCACCAGCAACTTTGCTGGATCAAACGACGATTGAAACATGCCGACGACGTCCTTCCGATCCTGAGTCGAAGACTTCGGATCGAAGGTGAACGTACAGTCGACATAGCTCACGTAGGCCACGGAAGGAACCGTGACCCCGTTGATCGTCTCGTTGACGACGACGGGAATCGCCATCTTCATCTGCACGCGATTCTTGCCCGACTCGGGCGCCTTTCGCACACTGATGGAGAAGGTTTTGTCACCGATTTTCACGCCGGTGGACTCCTCGACGGTACCAACATTCGCAGCCACATCACGTGGAACGAAGGTATGGGCCACCGGGGTGGCTGCTCGGTCTGTGAGGACCAAGTTCTGAAGCTGAGGCATTTGCTCACTTCCTGAGTTGACGCAGCAGCGCTAGCGCACTAACTACGTGGGTTGTGGAAAAGGGTGATTTAAAGTACAGGAATGGACTAGGCGAAGACACGGCTTCACGCCGTATACCCGTCTGATCTACCAGCCAAGTGTAACCGCCAGCTAGGCGATTCACGTCTGATAAGACCCTGTTCAGTCCACCGGCCGAGCCTTGTGCCCGGGAGGTGATCACCCCATCAACGTAGGTAAGACCCCATGTGGCGCTCCATGCCGAAAGTACGTTACCGACCGGTAAGAACCAGTCAATTACGAACGAATAAGGCAGAAGCTCCCATGCGATTTCAGCTGGATTAATCAATTCCAACTGATTCAATCGATAGAGGGTCGAGTCATCAAGCCGGTACCATAGTTTGCACCGGTGATTGATATGCATCGTGCCTTTTATGTCGGCATATGTATTCCCACCACCTACGAAATTACTTTCCCAGGGAGCGGAATCCGACAAATTGCGTACAGCCGAGAGGAGGGGAGGTTTCTTACCCAACCCATTCTTAGCGACACCTGCTAAATCATATATATCATTGATCAGCGGGAGCCACGCATACTGGTATTCCAACCACCGTTTCGCCTGGGACTCACCAGACTTGAGTGATTTGAAAGAAACACCGAGTGCACGAGCGACGCCGGACATGTTTCCACGCCGCATCGCAAGCAACGCCTTCAACAGAGAAATTGAAGTATGTGCGAGGTGGTCGATCGCTTTACCGCTTTCGGCCAAGAACTCGCCAATAGACGCCTTTCGGTCGCCTATCTTCAATATACATTCGGTGATAAGCCGATTTCTCGTGTTGAAGGGGACTGGAGACGGTACACCACCCAAGTCAATCGGTAACGCTCCGTAGTATTGGAACGCCAAAAACGAACTTGGGTAGAAACCTGGAAGACCGTCGTAGACGGTCTTTAAAGGGATTTCCTTGTGTTGAACTGTTTCGGTAGTACCAACCATATCGACCAAGATGGCCGATCGTTGATACGCTCTGACAGGACTCCACCACCCCCAGGGGTACTGAACCTTCTTCCCCTTCACTCCTACTTTTATCGCTCCTCGATTTTGTATGGTGGCACTATAGTCACCAGTGTCGAAGAACGATCCTGCGTAGTACCTAGTGTACCGCCCAGGATAGTAGTGTTGGTAGAAGCCTGCCGGGAAACCAGCAGGAACATAAGGCATCTCGGACCTCCTATAGGTATGAGCCCTCCTCACGGAGAGACTGTTTAACTCCTTTGTTAATCAAGCAGCGGGATGCTGCGCCAAAGAAGAAACAGTAAGGAGCCCCCTG